ATTGTTTACCATTACGGCGGCGATGAAGAAGTCGAGGATCCTGCCGTGCTCATTCTCAATAAGTTTGACTTAATGGCGTTCGCGAAGGTTCGCACGTCGACGAAACAAAAATTCTACGATATTCAGCTCAATGGCAACGGCGGAACTATTTCGGGAGTTCCCTTCATCATTAACTCCGCGTGTAAGGCACTTATGGCGGTGAGCGGCACGTCTGCGGGCAATTACTGCATGGCTTACGGTAGTTTGAGCAATTACCAACTCGTTGAATTTTCTCAAATGCTTGTAAAAAAATCTGAAGATTATAAGTTTCTGCAAGGTATGACCGCTTTCAGAGGTGCGGCATGGTTTGGTGGCAACGTTGTTCGCCGCAATGGTTTCCTTCGCGTGAAAAAAGCAGCAGGTTAATTATCGGAATGCCAAGGCGGCGCAATCACGGCGTCGCCTTTTTGTTTGGAGTGATTACTTGTGGCGGCGATTTCCCTTAGCGAAATGAAAGATTATCTGAACGTTGACAGCGACAACACGGCTCACGACGGCACTATCACAGATTTAATCGCGGCGGCTAAGTCAGACTTATTTACTGCGACCGGTAAGACGCTTGATGACGACAATCCGCTCGTCCGCCAATACATCAAGCTTTATTCGCGTCGTGAATTCGATATGCTTTCGGATAACAGCGTTGATAGCCGCTTGCTTGACATTCAAAGAAAAATTCTTTTGAGCAATCGATTCGAGGAGGCGGGCTGATATGCTTAACCCGTTCAAAGTTCGCTCAGAAGAGCTTAACAAGCGTGTGACGATTCAGAAGCCCGTTAAAGTTACGAACGAACGCGGCGTCGTTCTCTATGCTTATCCCGATTACAGAGCGATTCATAACGTCTGCGCGTCAATAGAAAGTTACGGCGCGTTCATCAAAGACGGCGTTGCCGAAAAAGTTTCCGAACTCGAATTCAGAATTACCATTCGTTATCGCGAAGGTTTAAGCCCCCGCGACAGAATTGTCTATCAAGGACGTGTCTTTGAACAATCTCTGCCCGCTAAAGACATCAACGAACAACATAAATTTTTACAGCTCACTTGCAGGGAGAAGGTGCCGGCTAATGGCAAAATTTAAGCTTTATAAACGACAAGCGACAATACGCCGTATTCTGCAGTTTTATGGCGAAAAAGCGGCTCAAGCGGCGCGTCAATCCATTGAGGACAACGCTGAAACCCTTGCACATGCGGCTCGCGAACTTGCCCCAGTCGAAAAAGGATTTTACGTTGGGCGACAATTCAAGCTGAAACACCCAGGCAGACTTCGTGACAGTATTCATGTGGAAAATGGTAGCAAAGATACCATGCTCGTCGTTGCCGACGCCACTGACGATAAGGGATACTGTTATGCTCGAATTATCGAATACGGTCCGCGCGGGCAACCTTTTATGACGCCCGCTTATGAGGCTAAAAAAATTGAGATGATTAACCACTCAAAAGATTTGATTAGGGCGGCGATCCGACGCTGATGTTGATTTAGCTTTTTCTATGCTTTTTGTATGAACCGTTTGCCAACCTTTTTTGATGTATGAGTTTAGCTTTGCAAGACATGGAACAGGTAATTGCTTGAGAATGAGGAGTAGAAGGGATAAATTTCTTTCCGCAAATAGGGCAAATTTTTTCTGCGATTGGCTTAGTTCTGTGTGTATAACTGCACGTGCGCGAGCAATAAGTTTGATTAGGGTTACAACGTTTAACTATGAATGTTTTGCCGCATACAGGACAAATTTTTTCTATAAGCTTTGCTTTATAGGCATTGCTGCAAGTGGTTGAACAACATATTTGCTTTTTACGTGCCGGTCTCACGATAAAAATTTTTTTACAAACAGGGCAAATTTTTTCTATGTCGGGCTGTCTAGGATTGTGGAGTTGGTGATGTTCATTAGCTGTGAGTAATCGTAAATTTTCGATGTGATTATTCGCTTTGTTATGGTCTATGTGATGGACTTCGTAATTGCCGACAGGTATATCCCCGTGATAGTATGTCCAAACAGCGCGATGAATAGAATCGTGATTTTTGTAGAAGTGTCCAAATTTGTTTTTTGTGTAGACGACACCGTTAAATTTTTGGTGTTCGTCGTCAACGATTTCGACGGTCGGCGGAGCGGTTAAATCTTGTTCGAGAACGTCGAGGAAATGTAGCTCAAAATCGTTTTCGGCATGTTCGCGAAGAGTGGCGAGAGCGGCAATAACTTCAGATGTAAACTTCATGATGAATCACTCCTTGCTTTAATTGGCAGGGCGTGATAAGATAAGCAAACGCAAAGAGCCCTGCGCTTTAGGTTGGTGTTTAGCAACTCAATCTTAGCACAAGGCTTTTTGCTTTGCAATGAAATATTTTAGCTCGCACGAACGGGCTTTTTTGTTGCGAAAGGCGGCGAAGGAGATGATTACATGACGGCAACGGAACTTCAAAAACAAGTCAAAGCCGCACTCGCAAAGTTGAATGTGCCTGTTACCAAAGACTTCAGCGAATACGAGGATATTTATCCGCATGTCGTCTATCGAGAAATTTCCAACGTGCCAGCGTTAAGTGGTGACAATCATGAAATAGCATTTCGCTCGGTGTATCAAGTCACTATTGTCACCAACAACGACGATTACGAGGAACTCGAATCAGCCGTCGAATCAGCGATGCTTGATTTGGGCTTCATGCGCACCGCCGCACAGGACATTCTCGATGAAAACTTTAATCGCGTGCTTAGATTTACAGTTGTAAAACAAAAAATTAGAGGTGAATAATTATGGCAACAGTAGGTTTGAAAAATCTTTATTACGCTCCATTACTTACGGACGTGGCGGCAAACGGCACAATCACGGGCGGTGCGACATATGAGACGCCAAAGCGGATTGCGGGAGCAATTAAGGTCGATATTAATCCAACCGTTAACAAGAATACACTGCATGCCGATGACGGTCCGTTTGCGACAGCGGTGTCGATGTCAGAAATATCCGTGTCCATAGACGTGGCAGATATTCCTGAAGAAGATGAGGCAGCATTACTCGGTCACACTTACGACAGCACAACAGGAAAAATAATTTATAAAACGTCTGATTCGCCGCCGGATGTTGCGTTACTTGCAGAGAGTGAAAAGCACGACGGCGGTATTCGTTGTTTCAAGCTTCTTAAAGGCAAATTCACTGATAGCCAAGAGACGATGAACACCAAGAACGATAACCCTGAATATACCATACGTACCTTAGATGGCAGTTTTGTAGGACGCACGTATGACAGAGCATGGAAAGAGGTAAAAAATTTCCCTAAAGGTGCCGATACAACCAGTTGGTATGCGAATGTTTAATGGAAGTTGCCGGCTCAATCAACGTTATCATCCCGTAGAAAAATTCGGCAGAAGCCGCCCGCAATGGACGGCTTTTCTGCTTTTCGGAGGAACGGCAATGGAACTGAAAGACACAATACCGCTGATGACGAGCGACGATTATCGCGACAGGCTCAAGGCGGAATATTATCAAACAAAGATTCGCGCTGGTAAATTGCACTCGCTGATTCAAAATGATATGGACTTTGCGAACTCGCCAAAAATAATTTTGAAGCGTCAACTTAATGCAATGCTTGATTATTTGTCAACGCTTGCACTTCGCGCCGAACTTGAACAAATTAATCTGGAGGAATAAATCATGACTACACCGACAATCACGACGCTTGACGGCGTACAACACGAAATGAGACCTGTGACAGGTAAAGACTGGAGATTTTTAGGAGAATTCGCAGACAACGCGCCAGAAATCTCCGACGCGAATTTTTTGGAAAAGCACGCCGCGTTTATCGCTCAATTCTTCGATAACGTCACTGCCGACGATATTCTTGACTTACCTATCGAAGATATTTTCCCCGCGTCAATCGCAGTGAGAAATTTCATTGGCGAAAAATTAGGCTCGAAATTGGCGGTAGTAGAAAAAAACTCCGTGGCGGGCAAGGCACAGTAACGTTAGCTTTGTCCCTGTATGAGCAATACCTGTATCACTGCCAAAAGTTTATGAGCGATTATCATCTGTCGTTTGCCGAAATTGAGGCTATGCCGCTTGACATTCTGCTTGATTTAGAGGTTGTCGGCAGTAAGGTTGAAGCAACGTTTGAAGCTAAGCGCGGCAAACGTCGCGGCGAAGAAGTTTTTATCGACCAGATACTTTGACGGGCAGATAAAATTGCCTATAATTTCATACATGCTGAAGGATTTTCCTTGATTGTGCCGAAAAATGCGGTGCAATGCAAAGAAATGAAATGTTTTCGAGAAAGGCAGGGGATGAACAATTTGGCTAAAAGTCTTTTGTGTTTGGCGAATATGATTTTCTTCGGGCTGTCTAGTTTCAGTTTACAGCGAGTTCGCCGACATCGCCCGCCCCGTGTTCTGCAACGAAAATTTTTAAGTGCGTCCGAACGTTGGGCAATTCTCGGAGACCGATTAAGAAAAGCGACAGATAAGGTGGTCGGGCGACACGAGCGAGGATAACGAAAGTCAAGAAGTAACGAATCACTTAATAACAAAAAACTCCCCGACAATTTGCCGAGGAGTAAAATTTTTTGCCCTGTCGAAGGGTTTTTATCTGTAGTGTCGAATCAAGCTCATTTGAAGAGACTCAACTGTACATTTGGCTGTTGCACAGAAAAAATTTCTCTTCCGAGGATAAGGTTCGCGG